GGCCGCCGCCCCGGACATCTGGCCCTACGCCACCCCGGAGGGCTTCGGCACCATGCGCGTCGAACCCGGGTCCCTGGCCGTCACCGGCGTCAACCCCGCCTACGGACTGTTCTCCGCCACCGTCACCCTGAGGGAGGTCTGGCCGTGGCAGTGAGATTCTTCGGGGCCCCCACCGGGGTCACCGGCTGGTCCTACGACGAGGACGCCGTGTCGCTGGACCGCAGCGAGGCGCCCTCGGGGACCGCCACCGTCAACGTCACCGGCGCCGGGGCCATGAAACCCGCCGACCTGACCCCGCTGCTCGGCAGGACCCTGATCGTCCAGTCCACCGACCACGGCCGGTCCGACATGATGATCACCGACATAGGCATCGACGACGACTCCTGGTCCCTGACCGGGGGCTCCGGCCTGTCGGCCCTCAACCAGGTGGGCACGCTCAACCCCGAGGTGCGCGTCGACCTGGCCACCGTCATCAAGCGCTGCTACCTGGCCGTCCGAATCACCACGACACCGCCTATCGACGTCGACGCCCGCCTGAAGGACGCCCGCTACAACCTGCCCGGCGGACGCGACAACGTGTGGTCCATGCTGCGCCTGTTCTTGAGCGCCAACGCCCTCGACCTGTCCTGGGCCGACAGCCGCATCCGCATCACCCCGCGCCCCGCCGGCGTCGTCCGCCTCGTCGACCGCACCATGTCGTCCACCGTCGGCCTGGAGGACGGGCAGCGGTCCAAGGAGGTTCGCGTCAACGTCTACCACCGCACCCCGCTGAGCGGACGCTCCTGCGTCTACCCCGTGCCGCCCTCCCGCTACCCCGGGGCGGACGCCACCTACGGCGACGAGGGGGACACCGTCCTGTCCGTCGGCTCCGGGGAGCGCACCGTCACCACCCTGCGCCTGGGCGCCGAGATCTCCTCCATCAGCCAGCCCCGCCCGACGACCAGCATCCCCTTCAAGAACGGGTCCCCGGACACCACGGCGATGGGTTCGGGCCTCTACGTCGTCGTCGGCAAGGACAACAAGCCGATCATGCCCGCCCAGTGGAACGACATGGGCGGTGGGCTCACCGTGAAGCTCAACGACGACCGCCGTTCAGTCACCGTCGTGCTGTCCGGCATGGTCTACGAGCACCTGGCCCCCTACCGGATCTGCGAGTCGGACGGTAAGGTGGACCACCCCGCCCTGTACCTCTTCGGCCAGGGCGGGGCCCGCGTCGACATCGAGACCCTCAGCCTGGCCACCGGGGCCAAGGGGACCGACGACGTCGCCACGATAGACAACCCCGCCATCGACACCCCCGGCAAGGGCTGGGCCGCCGCCCAGGCCGCGGCCGACACCCGGGTCGGATCCACGCTGACGCTGCAATGGAAGGGCGCCCCGCCCCCCGGCGGACAGACCCTCGGGATGCTCGTCGGCGCCAGGTTCTACTACAAGAACCACTGGTGGCGGATCTCGTCCACGTCCACGGACGACACGGGGGTGTCGCTTCAGGCCACCAGCCACCCCCTGCTGGCCGACTACAACCGCAAGTACCCGAGGGTATCGGATCTGCCGCTGGCGGGACGCACGCTGCGGGATCTGTCAACGGAAGGAGTTCTGTGATGGCCTACTCGGCCTCCATCTTCCCCGCCTCCAATCTGTCGCCCCAGGCCCAGGAGTGGAGGGCCGCCGTCGAGCGGCGGGTCAGCCTGCTGGAGGAGCGCGGAACGTCCTCCGCGGCCGAGACCAGGCGCGTCATGGGGCGCTTCGGGGCGGCCATCGGATCCATCGACGGCATGGAGAACCGCATGGAGGACCTGGCCGCCCTGTCGCAGGCGGCCAACGCCATGGCCGACGACGCCGTCTCCTGGCATGAGGCCCCGCCCGTGTCCCCCGGGCCGGGTGTCGAGAACCCCGATGTGCCCGTCAACCAGAACGCCACCTGGTACGTGTGCGAGCTGTCCCCCGGCGGGGGTGTCGACAAGGATCGCGTCAAGGAAGTGTGGCGCTGGTCCCCTCCGGGTGTCGACGACGACGCCGACGGCAAGTGGGTGCAGCAGCGCTGGGGCACGGACACCCTGGGGGAGGGGGCCGTCGACTACAAGCACCTGGCCGCCGCCGCCAAGGGGGACCTGGAGGCCGCCAAGGCCCTGAAAGGGCGCGTCGACACCCTGTCCGCCTCGTACGAGCAGACGAAGGCGGACCTGGAGCAGGCCAAGACGGACCTGAAGAAGTTCTCCGCCAACGCGAAGGACGTCATCATCTCCGACACGGAGCCCACCGGCGCCGACCGCAAGCCGGGCAACCTGTGGGTGTCGACCGCTGGTGGCACGACGAAGCTCTTCGTCTTCGACGGTACGGCCAACGCCTGGGTGGCCGTCAAGGGCGATGACGCGGCCGCCGCTGCCGCGGCCGCCGCCGAGGCGCAGAAGAAGGCGAAGGAGGCCCTGGACAAGGCGCAGGCCGTGGAGGACATGGCCACGGCCGCCAAGCTCGCCGCCGAGCGCGCCCAGAAGAGCGCCGACGGGAAGAACACGATCTTCTATCAGGCCAACAAGCCGTCGCTCAATGGGCGCAACGACGGGGATCTGTGGTACGACACAGACGACAACTATCGGATGTACCGCTTCCGGGCCGGTGTCGAGGACTTCATCGAGGCGGGGGTGTCCGCCGCGGATCTCACCGGCTCCATGTCGAACAGCATGGTCGAGGGCGTGTGGAAGCAGGCGCAGTCCTCCGGGGCCGTGTCCAGGAACCCGGTCGAGGGGTCGATGATCGCCAACGGGGCCATCAGGACCGCGCACGTGCAGGGCCTTGACGCCGGGGTGATCACCTCGGGCTACATCGGGGCGGATCGTATCGCTGCCCGATCCATCACGGCCGCCCAGATGGCGGCGGGGACCATCACCGCGGACTCCGGGGTCATCGGCTCGCTCAACGCCAACGACATCAAGTTCGGCACCCTGTCGGGCGACCGCATCGACGCCAACACACTGCGCGGCAAGCTCATCGAGGGCGGTACCATCCGAGGCGGCCTGATCGCCGGAGCCAACATCCTCGGGGCCAACATCGCCACCACGACGAACGGGACCGGCGATCGCGTAGAACTCACTGCCAACGACGGTGTGCGGGTGTGGAGGGGGAACACGGTGTACGCACAGCTGCACCCCTCTCTGGTGAACGGTCTGGCCCTGTATAACCCGAACAAGAGAACCATTCTGGAGGGACCCACTGCCAAGCTCACCGACGTATCGTCGATCATCTTCGGGGCGCAGTACAAGGTTCTGCGGTTCAGCCCCAAGGTGAACTCCGCCTCTGACGGGACAGCCGCCTGGGCCTGGGAGATACCCTCTCCTCCGTCCGGGCGCGCTGTGATCATCGCTCAGTTCCAATACGAGACCGGCGCTCAGCGCCCCGTGTGGCGGGAACTCTCGATTCGGCGCAGCAGAAACTCCGGGGTCTGGGCCACCTCCGGCTTCCTGTACAACACGGACGGATGGGCGTCTGATAGTCCGGTTTTCATTGGTATGGCTACCGACCTGCCCACTTCGGGCAATGTCGACATCTGGACGAAGATGGCCTTCAAGGGTGCGAACAACGGCGCCTTCACCCGCTGGGAGACGGCTTTCACCTCCATCCTGATCCTGCCCGCTTGAAACAAGAGGAAGGAAAAACCCATGACCGGAACAGATCGCAACGGAATCTACACGTACTCCGCGGACGACACCGCCGCGGACTGGCCCGCCCTGCTCAACCTCGGCGTCTCTTCAGTGTCGGGAGTCATCACCAAACTGCGCCAATCGTCCGTCTACAAGGCCAACAACGCCGCCGCGGCCAACGCCCTGCGCGACACCCTCATCGCCGCCGGGATCACCCCTACCGCCACCGACCCCATCCTCGTCTACCTCACATCCAACGGGCAGATCATCGCCTGGGACGGCGCCAACTGGAAGGCCGACGGATCCAACATCACCTCCTGGCTCGTCGCCGGATCCGAAGTCGCCACCCCCGCCACCCCCATCACCAACGCCATCCTCGCCGGGCGGCGCGGGGAGGCTAGCCGGTTCCGCGAAGAGGTCGGCACGGCCATCATCAGAGTGCCCGCCCCCATCGACAACAAGTACACGGGCCACATGCCCCTGGCCCGCAAGTACGTGGGCATCGCCACCACGCTTATCACCAACGGCGACGGCGCCGCGTTCGGCGGGCTCATCTGCTCCGCAGGATTCGGCTGGGACAAGGTCAAGAACAACGAGGGCCAGATCGTCCGCGTGCCCTACGTCGCCAAGGGCGCCAAGCCCGGCAACCTCATCCGACTCAACTACTCCATCAAGGGCTGGGAGGCGTGAGCCTCATGTACATACCGCACCCGCCCTGGGCCAACACCCTCGACCGGGGCCTGCGCGCCGTGGGCTACCTGGCCCTGTCGCTGTTCTCGATCCGCGAGGCCGGGCTCATGCCCTACACCCCGGACGCGAACATCTGGTACAACCTCGCCGTCCACATGGTTCTGGCCGCGACAGCCGGCGGCTGTGCGCTCGCATGCCTGACCGGGCGCTCGCAGGCGGAGATGGTCATCCTGCCCCTTGTCCTGGGGTGCGCGTCGGCCTCCTGGATACTCGTCATCTCCGCTCATGGTTTCGGGGCCCGGTCCGCCCTGCTGCTGTCCGTCGTGTTCCTCCTGTCCGCTAGGATGAACTGGCTGCGGTGGCTCAGACACCGCGCCATAATCCTCACCGCGCTACGCGATCGCGACGGCAACGGCACAGACAGGGGGTGATCGCTTGACGCCCCTGCTCACCACGGTGGGGTCCGTCATCGCCCTCATCACCTCCGCCCTGGCCGCCTGGGGGTCCTGGGTGAAGGTCAACTCCGACCGCAAGCGGGGCGTGGGTGAGGCGGAGATGGCCCGTTCGCGTTTCGGTCTGGAGAGCCTCCAGGCGGCCCTGAACGCGAAGGACACGATCATCGCCCAGTACCAGGAGGAGAACAACCGCCTGCGCATCGAGGTCCACGACCTGCGGGTCGAGGTCGGACGGCTGCAAAGACGTCGTAAGGGCAACTGAACCGGAACGCGAAAAGGCCCGCCCTCCTCCCCGAAGGAAGAGGACGGGCCTCTCGTCAGTTACCTCGACATGCGCTCCAGCAGGCCCTTCAGGCGAAGGGTCATGGCGCAGTAGTGGTAGAGGTGGCGTGCGGCGTCGCGCACGTCGTCGGCGTCCGGCTGGTCAACCGACTTACCCGTCGGCCAGAACCCGAGCGCCTTCAACGTGGCATCCCGGACCAACGTCTTGGCCTGCGTCGGCGTCTGGTAGATGATCGGGCGCCTGTCGTAGATGTAGTCCATGATCGCGTTGACCTTCACCGGGGTGAGGTCGGCGAGGAACTGGTTGTGCGGGCGCAGGTCGAAGCGCTCGCCGACGATAACATCCGGCTTGTAGCACCAGATGGCACCCTTGAGCGTGAACGCCGTGTCGGCGTGGCTGTCGGCGACGAACTGGTCGTACTCGACGATCTCGACGTCGTCGCCGTCGACAGCCCCCAGGACCCAACCTGTTGACACCCCCGGGTCGTAGGCGAAAACCGTGGACACGCCCTTCACCAGCCCACCACCAGGCACGAGACGATCGTGATGACCGGACTGAAGCTGATCCACAGCGGGATCTGCGCGTCCTCGCGCTGGGTCGCCGCGAAGAAACCCAAGAGGAGAGCAAGACCGAAGGAGACCAGTCCCACGAAGTAGAACTGTTGGAGCGTCATCAGCCCCTCACCGCCATGATCAGACCGAACCCGACGAGGAGCACCGACATACAGGCGATGGCCCTGAACCACCACTTGGAGAAGCCCTCCGCGTGGCCGTCCTCGGTGAACATGTACCCGGCGCTGAACACGAGCAGCGGCAAGGTAAGGAGCCAATAGCCGAACCACCCCCCGGCGCTCATGCCTCGATCACCACCGCGTCCTCGCCGCGCAGGTCCTTCGGTTCCGCCTTGCGCCAGCGCCCGGAACCCCGGGCGTGCGAGGCGACAGCCCGGCACACGATCGCCTTGGCGGGGTCGCAGCCCTCCTTGCCCCGATGCCACGCCAGGACGGGGATGTCGCCGTATCCGAACCACACTCGGGTCAGGGCCCGGAGCATGGCGGCCAGGCCGCAGGCCCGGGAGCGCCGGACCCTCTCCGGCTCGGCCCGGGGGTCGAAGGGGGCGGGGGACCAGATGACGTCGAACTCGTTGACGCCGCCCCACAGCGCCTGTCCGCCGACGTTGTCGATGATGTGCACGCCGTTGGGGTGCATCTCGACGCGGATCGCAACCTTGCTGCCGCGGCTCACGGGTTGTTCCTCCTTTCGGTGTCGACGATGATGCGGGCGCACCAGGCCAGGGCCATGGCCGCCACCTGGACGAGCTCCTCGCGAAGCGGGTTCGCGTGGCCAACGGGTGTGTTGGCGTCGGGGGTCAGGGCCCGGGCGACCTCGCCGACCTCCTCGGCCAGGATCATGAACTTCATCTGCTCGGTCACCTCCGGGTTGAAGGGCGTGCGGCCGTGGTGCTTGTCGTAGGCGCGCTGGTACTCGGCGACGACCTCGTTCTCCAGGATGCGACGCGCCCGGCCCCGGCGGCGGCGCAGGCCGTGCAGGGAGGAGCCGTCGGTCTTCTCATCGAGGTAGGCGACCCACAGGGCGGCGCGGGCGGCGATGGCGGACAGGGTGAAGCGCTTGGCCCCGCTGCTCCAGGCGGCCGAGGTCAGGAACATGATCTCGGCCAGGTAGTTGTAGGGGTTGACGGTGTTGCAGCCCACGTAGTCGATCTCGTCGACGGCGCGGGCGACAGCGGGCTCGATGTCACTCATTAGTGCTCTCCTTCTTCTCCTGGGCGGACAGGCGGCGGATCACGTCCGTGGCCTCGACGAGGCACTCGGACAGGCACTTCAGCTCCATCCGAGCACGGTCCAGGTCGGAGGGGGGCTTACTGGGGCCCCAGGCGATGAGCCTGTCGAGGTACCAGCGGGCCTTGAGGTAGTCCTCCAGCGAGCTGGACCCCTCCTTGCGTCCGGCCCGGCACACGTACTTGACGACGTTGCCGGACAGGAAATCCAGGTGCCCGGTGATCTCGATGACCTCACGGTCGCCGAGCCTGTAGTGGGGCGGGTGGTTGATCATGTCGTCGGACACGGTTCCTCTCTTTCTTGTCATTCCTTGTGGTACCGCTGGCAGGTGTAACCAGCGGCCTTGATCACGAGATCGTCGTCGGCCCAGGCGGGCGGGCGGCACATGATCTCGGACACTTCGGCGACAAGCTCCTCCTCGTTGAGGTGGAGCTTGTCGGCAGGGATCTCACACACGACCTCATCGTGGATGTGGGTGACGACGGGCCACCCGGCGTCTTCCAGGTTCCGCAGTGCTTGGACGAGGATGTCGCGTGCGACGGCCTGCACGATGTTCTCGGTGATGATGCCCCCGTGCAGGGGCTTGTAGGGGACCCGGGCCCTATCGCCCCCGGTGTTGAGGACGTGGGGGACGAGGCGGGCGGGGCCCAGGGGGGTGCCGTCGACGTCGAGGGGCTGCTTCCAGCGGCGCGTCAAGCCGCGGTAGACGATGGGCCTCTTGGAGGGCAGCCACACGTAGCGGTCCTGCCCCTTGACCTCGATGCTGACCAGGCCGGTGTCGACGGCCCCGCCGGTGTTGAAGATGCGCTCCAGCTGCGACCAGAAGCGCCGGACGGCGGGGGACTGGGCTCGCCAGATGTTCACGATCTCTTGCAGTCGCTTGCGAAGTACGTCCTCGGGGGTGTTCTTGGGCAGGATGTTCCGGCCGCCCATGGCAAGCATGGCCCCGATTCCCCCTCGGTACTGGAGGGCCAAAGATGCGACCTTCCCGTGCTGCCTGTCGAAGCCCTTCTCGGGGCCGCCGAGCTTGGCGGCGGTGGCGACGTAGATGTCCTCGTCGTTGCGGAAGGCGTCGATCATCCACTGCTCTCCAGTCAGCCACGCCATGACCCGGGCCTCGATCGACGAGTAGTCGCACACGACGAACGGGCCCATGAGCAGCGGGCGGATCAGCTTCTTCAGCTCCGGAGAGGGAACCGAGCCGCCCTCCAGCAGCCTATTCACAGCCTGCTCCTCGGCCTGCGTATCGTAGGAGCCATCCGGGGCCTTGAACCCGTCGCGGGCAAGGTTCTGGAACTGGATGAGCCGACCGGCGAACCGGCCCGTCGACGCGCCGAAGTACTGCATCGTGCCCCGCAGGCGCCCATCGTCGTTCGTGGCCCGGATGGCGGCGGTGAACTTCGCCGCGGCCGACACCGCGCACTCCTGACGAAGCGTGAGCACCCTGCGAACGTCGTCGGGCAGATCGCCCTCCAGCAGCTCCTTCACCGTGTCCTTGCGCAGGTCCTCGGTGTCGACACCCCGGCTCTTCAGCCACGCCCTCAGCTGGGCCACCGAGTTGCCGTTGTCGACACCGGCGATCTTGGCGATCTCCTTCAACGCTTCGGTCCTGTTGTCCTTGAAGCAGCGCTCGGCGGCCTCGGCCAGCGCGACGTCGACACGGACGCCCCGGTCGTTGATCCGCTGGTCCACCTCGTAGACGAAGTCCTCCATTCGCGGGAACCCGCGGTTGAGCCTCTTGGCGGCGTCGCGCATGGTCTCCACGTCCTGGTCGCAGTAGGCGCCGAACGCCGCCCAGTCGTCGGGCTTCTCCTCCGCGGTCACCCTCTCGCCCTTGCGATTCGGCTTGGAGAACAGGTTGATGAGCCGGGTTCCGGCCTCGTCCTTCTCCTCGGCGCCGACGGAGATGGCGAAGTCCTTCAGGGAGGCGGGCAGCCCCCACGCCCGTGCGAGGGCGGCGGTGTCGAAGAACTGCTCGGGGGGTAGGAACTTCCCCCGTCCTCGACTCTTGAGCCTCGACAGGTTGATGCGCTCGAAGGAGGCGTTGTGAGCGATCTTGAGGACCTTCCTGTCGAACAGGCCGGGGATCGCCAGGATCGCCTCGTGGCCCTCGGCTCGTTGGACAGGGCCATCATTGAGGGCCCAGGAGCACATGAGGATCCGCCAATCCGGGTGCTCCGTATACTTATACACTCCGGCTTTTGCCAGGTCGACGGGCGAGTAGGTTTCGATGTCGATCCACAGGACGTCCTGCGTCATCCACGGCGCACCGCCCTTCTCCGAGGCGGTCACCGTCCACCGGCCCTGGAGGACGAGCGGCCAGATCTCGTCGAAACCACCGTCGGCGGGCGCCGTCCACGGGCCCTCGACACCGAACAGGCCGATGGCCGGACGGCGGGGATCCAGGGGCCAGTCGGGCCCGGCCAGGTCGATCGACCTACCCATAGCGGCCTTGATGTCGCACAGCACCCCCCGCTGGTGGGCGGTCAGGTCACGAGGGTCGGGCACCAGGAACACGGGCTTGGCGGCCCAGAAGTCACTCACCGTCGGCCTCCTGCTTCTGCCTCTGCTGACCGCGGTGCGCCGTCTTGCCGACCTTACGACGCACCTCAGCCTTAGGACGCAGAGCGATGTTGTCCGGCCCCCAGGGCTTGTTGTCGTCGGGGCGGGTGAAGTTGAAGTGCTTCAGCTGGTCCTCGGGCGGGAGATTCATGTTGTCCAGAATCCACTGGGCTCCCTCACTCGCGGAATCCCAGGTGCATCCGTAGTCGCGGATCCAGTTGCCCACTCGCTGCGACAGGAGTGCCCGCAGCGAGCGACTGACGTTCTGCCGAGCCCTCCTGCGCTTGACGCGGCCGCTGTCGCACCCGCAGGCGGGGGCTTCGAGCAGACCCGAGGTGGAGGCCTGGCTGTGTCGCCCGCAGAAGGCACAATAGACGTTGAACACTGCGCCGTTCTTGACGGTCCAGCCGACGGGGTCGAGACTCGCCAAGCGCCAGTCGCCGAAGGTGTGGGCGAGCAGTGCCCCCAGGAGAGGGTGCGGTGAGTAGACGGTCTTGGCCGGCTCTCGGTGGGTGATCATGGTTCTCTCTTTCTCTTCCGGTTGGGTTGTGCTATCGACTAAGCGTCGACTGCGGTTCGGGCTGTGTAGATGACCTCCCGGTCGCCCGGGCGTTCGGGGTTGGGCAGGACGTCCCGCAGGGTCCCCTTCTTCTGGCAGTGCATGAGTACTCGGGTGAGCGCCTCGGGTCCGTCGAACTTGTTCTGGAACTTGGTGACCAGGGCCGCGTACGACACCCGGTGGCCCGGCTGGGAGGCGACCCACTGCTCGACGTCGGAAACCATCCGGCTGAACCCGTTGGAGTCGACCTGGTTGACCAGGGCCTCGGCGCACCTGGCCCACGTTCCGGCCAGGTCGATCGCCTTGATGACATGCCTCAGTTCGATAGTGTCCTTCATCTCCGTCATGGCCAGCAGGGCCGCCACCCGCAGGGCGGAGAACGACAGCCGCTCGCAGGTGGGGAACAGGGCCACGGCGTTGAGCGGGTGATTGGCGGCCAGGAACGTGACGTCGTAGGCGAAGCACTTCCACCTCTCCAGGGCGTCCTCGTCGCACTTGAGGGGCACGCGCAGGTCGTCGAAGGGGCCCGAAACGGGGACAGCGGCCTGGAAGCCCTTGTCCCAGTGCTTGACCACGGAGGTCAGGTGGTGGATGAGCATGTCGCGCACCTGGTCGACACGGGCCCTCTCCCCCGTGCGCCACGCGACGTCGTTGGCCCCCGGTTCGAAGCCCTCGCGGGAGTCGACGACGACCAGGCACCTGGGTACGAAGCCGGAAATGATGCGCTCCATGGTCAGGTAGCGGGCGGTGAGGTCGAAGATGCCGGTGCCGTAGAACGACATCTGGTGGTCGACACCGCCCTTGCGGGCCAAGCCCCCGGTCTTGCGCAGGATCGCGGGCACGCGCCCGTCGTAGATCTTGGTGAGCATGGGGATGAAGGAGGCCATGTAAGAGCCCTTGCGGGAGGCGGCGGCGAAGGTGTCCTGGACCTCGTCGACGCTGAGCAGCGTGGACAGGCGGGGCAGGTCGCCCAGCCACTCCTGGAGGGCCTCGGCGGTGGCGTCCTCGGGGGCCTCGTAGCCGCTGCTGTCGACACCGCACTCTTCGGCCACATCGTTCAGGACGCCGCGGGCCAGGCGCAGGGCGGTGCTCTTGCGCGACTGCGTGGTGCGCCCCAGGACCAGCCAGTACAGGTTGAGGCCCATGTCGGTGAAGGTGAGCGGCAGTTTGGCGTAGCGCGACAGGAGGGCGGAGAGCATGGCCAGGCCCCCGGCCACGGAGAACTCCCATGGGGCCTGCGGGGACTTGTGCCCGACCCAGGAGGTGAAGGCGTCGATGAACGTGTCGTTGATGGGCTGCTCCTCAGGGTGGAGGAACTGCACGCGCGTCCAGTACAGGCCGTGGGAGTCGGCGTCGAGCACGGAGGGCAGGCGGTCGACGAGCGCTTCGGGTGAGGACTCGTCGCCGAACTGGTTGACGCCTTCCAGGGGGGTCAGGCCGAGGACGCGCAGGATGTCGGCGTCGTCGTCCATGATGAAGTCTTCGCCGTCGTGGTACTGCCTCCACCTGGCGGCGTCGCGCTGCACCTGCACCCACAGGTCGATGTCGGGGCGGCCGTCGCGCCTGTACTTGTTGCAGGCAGCCTCGTGGAGGACGAGGTAGCAGGAGCGCGCGTCGAACCCGGCCTCCATGAGTATGCACTGGAGGTGGTACATGCGGGCGGACCAGTCGTCGCCGATCTCAGGACGGATCATGAACAGGTCGTTGGCGACGGAGTTGTTGACCAGGGCGAGCAGGCGGTAGATCTCGTTGGGGTCCTGCTCCTGGGGGACCTTGGAGTCGAGCTCCTCCTGGGACAGTGGTTCGGCCGGGGGGTAGTGGGCGGCGAACTCGGCGACGGTGACGGCCTCGCCCTCGCGCTGGATCTCGACCAGGTCGACACCGCCCGCCCCTCTCCTCCTGACGGTCTCCTCGGAGTACTGGGTGACGCGGAACGGCGCACCGTACTCGGGCTTCGTGTTGTAGGACCAGGGGACGCGCAGCATCTTGGCCAGGGGCCAGCCGCGGTCCATGCCGTCGGCGGCATGGGCGTTGTACAGGCCGTGCGACAGGTCCTCCATGTCGTTGTTCGACAGAATCTCGGCGTCGAGGAACCGCCAGTAGCCGTGCCAGTGCCCGGGGGACGTGCGCACGAACGTGGTGGGGAGGATGGCGAGCTTGGAGGGGTCCATGTCGTCGCCGTCGCAGTAGACGACGTCGCAGCGCAGCACGTTGGCCTTGGTGGCGTGGCGGGGGTCGGTCAGGGAGGGCGGCTGGGTGAACGTCATGGGCTTGAAGTAGACGTCGCCGCTGCCGTGGGCTTCGACATAGCGCCCCATGGCGGCCTTCTCGTCGGGCCACGAGAACCACTTGAAGACGGTGAGGCGCCCGAAGGGGTCCTTGGTGATGATGGGCACCCAGCCGGGCGTGTCGGGCAGTACCTCCTCGAAGAAGGCCATGTGTCTCTCTTCCTCTTCTTCCTTCTCTCGTGCGGGACGACGGGGCCCCGGCGCCGTCAGTTTAGCGACGCCGGGGCCGAGGGTTACCGGTGCAGGATCAGTGCGCGGAGCGGGGTGGGGTTCTCTAGGCCCACGAGGACGAGGTCGTCGTCGTAGCGCCCCACCCACCAATCTTCCACGTCGCCTTCGGCGCGCCGGTCGTAGACGTCGAGGGCGTCGATGCGGGCGATGTTGTCGTACCCGTACTCGTAGCCGTCGACGAGGACGCGGGTGTCGCCGCCCTCCTTGTCGCGCATCTGCGTCAGCTTCTCGATGAGTTCGTCGAGGGTCATCGGTTGCTCCTCTTCTTCTTCTTATTACGACGTGAGTTCGTCCAGAACCCACAGCAGAAGCTTGCGACCGGAGGGCTTGAGGGATCGCGAAGCGAACACGATGAGCCCGACGTCCGAGATGATGGCACTCCTCTGTCGTCCGCCCTCGGTCTCCAGCTCCGGGTACGCCTTGTCCTCCTCGTGCGCGGATCGGATCAGGGCGTACCCGTCGCGGAGCCCCAGGGCCCGGGCGAGGTCCGAGGCGGCGAACCAGAGGTGGCGGTCGTTGTGGTAGGTGCGGATGACATGCCCCTCGTAGTACATGTCCTGTGTTCTGTCCATCACTTCTTCTCCTTGTTCTTCTTGGCGTCCCTCTTCTCCGGGAAGCCCTTGGCGTAGCTCTCGCTCCAGGCGCGGTCGAAGATCGGGCGGTCGGCCTCGGTGTAGACGCAGACCTCGCGGACCTGACCGGAGGGGGTCTCGTCGAATCGCTTGCCGGGTTCGACACCCCGCTCGGCCTTGTAGGCCTTCTTGACGTACTTGCCGAAGGTGGGACCGTAGCTCTTGATGTTGTCGCTCGACACCCCCTGCTCGCGCATGTAGTCCTGGACGTAGAGGGGCCGGGCACTCGCCTCGATCTCGGGCGTGTCGCCCATCGCACGGGCCAGGACGATCCTCGCCTTGGCCTCCAGGTAGTCAGGGCTGATGACGTCCTTGGCGAGGGCAACCAGCTCCATCAGCCCCTTGGCCCTGGCCAGAGCCGGGTCCTCGGCGCTCGGGGAGGGCGCCGCCCCGAGCAGACTGTAGGAGCCGGTCCGGTAGATCGACGGCAGAACTTCGTGGTTGACCCAGCGCTTGAACGGCCGGGCCGCCTCGACACGAGCCGTGTTGAGCACATGGAAAAGCCCAGCCAGGGAGACGGTCGACACAGAACGTGATCCAGCCCTCGTCTCCACAATGTGGAGACGAACCTCGTCGGAGTCGAGCCCCCTGGTCATGTGAGTGGCGTCTCCGTATCCGAGGACGCGGGCGACATCGGTAGCGATGAACCAGATCTCGTCGTCCTCCTCATAGGTGCGAACCTGCTCATCCCCGTAGTGGAACGGCGTCAGTGCGGTGCTTGCCACAGTTTTCCTCTCTTTCTTGGTGGCTGGTCGGGGCCTCTCGATCGGCCTCGATGGCGGCTACCCTACCCTAATACCACGGGGGCCCGCAAGACATGGGCCGATGGTGGCCAGCCACATAGTGAACGTGCGGCGGTCGATGAAGACCATCTCACGCCTCTGGTCGTCACCGAGCACCTGCACGTGCATCATACACGCGCAGGTCCAGGACTGACGCTGGAGCCTCTGCCACTGACCATTGGCGTCCAGGCCGAGCGCCTCGCAGACAGGACGCAGGGCGACGTGAGCCCAACTCACACCATCCCCATCCCCTCCGCCCTCGCACGCTCCCGAGCGTCCTTGCGCAGCTCAACATCCAGGACCTCGTCCAGCAGCCAGCGGTAGAAGCCCTCGGACCGCTCGGACCGGGACCGGAACGCCAGGCCGATCAGCGCCCGGGCCGACACCGCCCTGGCGTCGTGCACCCCCCGACGCCCGGGCACCTTGAACCAGCGGACCTCGTTCTTGCTGAACCGGCGCAGCATGTTGGGCGAGTCCCGGTACCCCAGCAGGCGGGCCACATCCGCGGCGACGAACCAGGCGCCGTCGCCGTCGACGAACGCCCGCAGCTCATTCTTCTCGTAGTAGAACAAAAGCATGGCTTCTCCTCCCCGACACGGCCGGGGCCCCGCCATACAGCAGGGCCCCGGCCGGTCATCGTGGAATCAGAACGGAGTGGTCGAGCTGTCGACCGGCTCGTACTCCACCTCGTCGACCTGCCCCCGCGGGCTGCCCATCAGCGGAGAGCCGTCGGGGTTGAACATCGGCTGCCCCGTCTCACGGTCCACGCGCTGACGCGGTGCGGCCACCGACGTCTTGATCGTGCACTTGCGACGCAGCATCAGCGCGAACAGGCGGTCGACGGTCGTCTTCAGCCCAGCCGCGTTGAGCATGGGCGCCCGCTCGCGCGGGTCCTCGCGCCACAGGTCCACAGCCTCCAGCATCCGCCGGAAACCGGGGTTGAGGACCCGCGTGGTCCGCCCCTGCTCCGTGCGCTTGAAGTAGAGGACCGTGTACCCCAGCACGACGACACCGTGGTCGGGGTCGTTGGTGTCGTCGATGGCGTACGTGAGGACGGCCATCGGCAGACCCTTGGACGACAGTCGGCACTCCGTCCTGGTGACGACGGCGTTGTGGAAGCCGGGCTCGGGGGCGCGGAACGAGAACTCCTCCGCGACCTCCACCTGGGACAGGTCGAGGCCGTCCAGGGCGGTGAGGTCCGCGCCGGACGTACCGGCGGCGGTGGCGGGGAAGGCGGCGAAGGGGTCGTTGTTGGCGGTCATGCGGTCTCCTCGGGGTTGATGGTGTTGTCGGTGTTGGTGTTGTGCGCCAGGTTCCAGATCCGGCCCATGGTGGGGTTCTCCAAGTAGGCGGGGAAGTCCTTGACCCGACGCTTGGTGATGGCCCCCGGCAGTGCGAAGTCGGCTCGGACGGCGAACTGCCCGTTCTCCAACCTGCCCGACCTCATGTAGACGACGAAGTCGAAGTTGGAGGGCATGTGCTTGTCGGACTGCTGCCCTCGGAAGGCGGGTCCGACCTCGGTCTCCCCGGTCACCGAGTTGGTGACCCGGGCGACGTGGGTGAGAGCCAGGAGGTTGACGCCGTCGCATCGCATGAAGGCGTTGATCAGCGTCATGACGTTGTCGTAGGCGTCGGTCCACGGCTTGTAGTTGTTGCCGGGGTTGGCCGTACGGGACTCGCCCACGATGAGCTCCTGGAGCTTGTCGATGGTGTCGAAGACGACGGTGCGGTAGGGGAAGGACTTACTGTTCATCGTGGGCCGGACGACCTGGGTGATGAACCGGTGGGTGTCGGCCCAGGAGTCCAGGTGGATGATGGTGGTCTTGTCCAGTTCCCCCCAGTCGCGCAGGGGCAGGGTGCCCCTCTCGAAGTCGAGGTAGAGCACGGGGCTCATCTCGGGGACCCTGGCCGCCGTGGCGGCCAAAGAGGTCTTGCCCCCGCCCGCCCCTCCGTACATGAGTACCGAGATATCCTTGAGCTCCTGCGGGTCCTCCGCCTTGAAACCGGCTGCTGCGAGCATCTTATCGAAAGCCGCTGTCGACATCAGGCCGCCTCCCCGTTGCCCTCATCGAGCGGGAACAGCGCCAGCTGCTTCCAACCCGGCAGCGTCAGGGTGTCGACCAGCTCGGCGCCCTCGACGCCGCGCAGACGCCACAGGGCCAGCAGACGCTCCAGGTCCTCCCCGGTACGCAGGTCGGCGACCTCGCCCCGGCTGGTAAGCGTGTACTCGATGCGGTCGCTCCTGTGCATGACGGCCGGGCGGGTGAACGTCAGGACGAGGGGCTCGGTGTCGACGTTGAGCTCGTTGGTGATGACCCACATCCGGGACGAGGCGCCATCGACCGTCCTGACCTCCCCCTGGTCGTCGACCACGAGGCCGGGCATGCGCTCCGCCCGCTTCAGCACCCGGTCGATGCTCCTGGTGCGGATGGATGACCCCTTCATCGCGCCTCCCGCTCGACCCACTTGAGAACCTCGTCGTGGTAGCCCGTGTAGGCCCGCGTCCAGCCCATCGACTCGCTCCACTCGAAGATGGCGACGGCCCCGTTGTGCCCGGCGACCAGCGCCAACTGGCGCCCATCCTTGGTGTACACCGCCCGATAGCGGCCCAGGTTGTTGCGGGGCCGGTCGAGCGCCCACCCCGCCTTCCTCAGCGCCTCTTCGATCATGCCGATACTGGTGATCACGGCATGCCTCCCCATGCGGCCATGTCGGCCTCCTCCTTCTTCAGTCTCTTGCAGCGGTAGCAGCCGGGCGAGGACTCGTACGTCTCGCTCGACGCCCCCGCCCCTCCCTTCTCGCCACGAACCCGGGCCACGAGCTCGCTGAAACGGCCCAGGACGGCCTCGGCGACGGCCCGACGGTACTGGAACACCAGCGTCCGGGCCGCGCCCGGCAGGACGTCCGTGGATGCGTCACGCGGGACCATGAGCAGGCTCGCCCGCTCCACCTCGTAGCCGTCGCGCTCCAGGGCGTAGCCGTAGAGCATCATCTGCGCGTAGTACTTCCACGCGGTCTCCCAGATGATCCTGTCCCGATCCATGAGGACAGAGCCGTCCAGGCGGTTGTGCACCACGGAGGAGACCCCCGCCATGCGGGCCTTCGACAGGACCTTCCAGTCGATGACCTCCCTGCGCTCGATGTCGAACAGGTCGACAGTGCCCCTGATCGGCCCGTAGCCGTCAACCTGGGCGACGTCGACCCGCTTCTCCACGAGGACCAGCCCCGCCCGCCCCTCCGGGGAGTTCGACAGGCGCCCCTGGGCGAGCAGGTGGAAGGCGGTGCCCAGCAGCGGGGCGAGCGGTGTGCCCGCCCTCTTGTCCTCGTAGGTGCCCCGGATCTTGTCGGCCAGGCACCGCTCGCACACCTCTCCGAGTTCGGAGGGCCCCACGTGGCGCTGCCGGTCCCGGTCCGTGGGGGCGCCGACGATCTCCAGCGCCCGGCCCGTGGCCTCAGAACCCCGCATCACAGGTCCTCGTCTTCGCCGTCGCTCCGAACCCGCTGCACGAGGTAGGGCTCGCCGGGCTCACAGGCCTGGTCGTAGATGTCGGGCCGCAGCTCCTTGAGCGCCCCGACGTCGATGACCTCCTTGGTCAGGGCCGCCCGCTCGGTGCTCGACAGCCCCGCCTTGTCGATGAGGTCCTGGGCGACGAAGGGGCGGAAGTGCGACCGTCGGGTGAGCACGGCGCCGTCGTAGCGGTCGAGCCCCCTCCTGGTCATCTCGGCGGCGATCGCCTGGTTGAGGCCGGTCAGCTGCCTGTTGACGGCGGAGCGGGCCTCGATGAGCCCGGCCCTCCGTTCGATCAGTTCGGACAGTTCGTCATCGTTCACGTACTGTTCCTCTCTTCCTTCTAGATGAGCCCTGATTCCGTCAGGGCGCGGTGCCTTTCGGCGAGTCTTCCGACGACGGTGTCGTCGATGGTTCCGGGGCACTGCACCAGGTAGCGCACGACACCCCGCTTCTGGCCGGAGCGGTGAAGCCGCCCCTGGGCCTGCTCGTTGATGACCAGGGAGGAGTCCCTCGACAGCCAGATCTCCGTACTACAGGCGTCCTGGAGCCCGTCGACGCCCTCGGCGATGGCGGACACGACGGCCAGGAGGATCTGCACCCCGTGATCATCGCGGAAGGTGCGCCAGCCCTCGTGGTCGTCGCCGCTGACCTGCTCCACCCGGTAGCCCGCCTTCTCCAGGCGCCACCGCAGGGGCACCAGGAACTTGCGGGAGTGAGTGAAGACGATGACCCGCTCGTCGCCAAGGTCCTGGAGGATGTCAAGCAGGGCGTCGATCTTGCCGCTCTTGGAGTCCTTGTCGAAGGTGACGACCTCCTTCACTCCTCCTTCCCGTGTCTGCAAGGCGCACTCCATGACGATGGGCTGGGCGAGGGTGGCCTGCTGGAGGCGGGTGTCGAGGACGACGGGGAGGTTGACGGCCACGGGGTGATCATCGAGCCAGGCGATCGCCTTGTCCCGCCACGCACGATAGATGCGCTTCTGGTCCCGGGTCATGGTTGCGGCGACCCGACGGATGTCGACATCAGCCAGTTCGGGCAGGGCCTCCTGGCGGGTGACCGACACCCAGCACGGCGTCGCGGCCCGCACGCGCCCCGGCCACTTCTCCTCGCCGTAGAGCTTCCCGTACCCAGTCTCCGAGAACGGATTGAACTGCGACCTGAAGAAGAAGTCGGCGAAGCGGGTGAACGAGGTGTAGCGCACGGGCCACAGGAAGTGCAGGGCCCCGAAGATGTTGACGGGCAAGTTGCCCGCCGGCGTGGCCGACAGTGCCAGTCGCCGCTTGGCCCGGATTCTGCACAGAACCTTGGAGTTGAGGGACTTGTAATTGCAGGCCCGGTGGACCTCGTCGGCGATGACGACGTCGAAGAGCGTGCCTCCGAATGCGTGGGTGTCGGGGGCGGAGACCATCTTGCCGGTGCGATTGTCCTTCTTCTTGTGCTTGTTGCGGGCGGTCATGAGGGACCAACCGATGAAGAAGACCCCCTTCTCGTCCCTGTCCCACAGGGCTTCGAGGTTCGCCTTCCTGCCCGCACCCTTGGCCGCGCACTCGCGCAGCTCCAGGTCCCAGACCTCCTCAACGTGGCGTCGCCAGCCGTCGATGGTGTGCAGGGGCGCGACGATGAGGATGCGGGCGCCCTCGGGTTCCTTCCCCTCTTCTTTCAGGCTCCGCTCGGCGCAGGCCAGGGCCGTGAAACTCTTTCCCGCTCCTAAGGCGAGGGCCAAAAGACCCGTGCCCCCGGCGGCGGCGACCTGTTCGACCGCCGCCGCCTGGTAGTCACGAAGCCTCATCGCCGCCCCGCTCCTCCCACTTCTTGAGCGTGTTGCGGGCCAGGTCCTCGACGTCGACGGCCACCTTGCGCAGAATGTGATCGACATCGTCGCCGCGGTAGTAGATGACGTCACCGCAGCGCTGATAGCCCATGTGCTCGCCGTCGGTGAGCATATCGGGTTCGCTGACGTGGAAGGCCGCCTCCAGCACCACGGCCCCGTGGTCGCGCAGGTAGTAGTACGGACCCCGGATGTTGCCCAGCACGTGCCACAGCCAGGGCTCATCCAGTTGCACGCACACGTCCGCTCCGCCCTCGTCATCCCACTTGTCGTCCTCCGTGGAGGCGGCCGACACCCGCACCGGCGGGAAGTCGTCGGGCAGGAGCGCCTTGATCCGTTCCTCGATGTAGTTGTGCATCCCTCTTCCTTCCTGTTGTTACTTGACGGGGATGTCGATGTTCATCAGCGACGGCAGGATCCGCTCGACGATCTGATCGGGCTTGTCGAGGCGGGCGGTGTCGAGGTTGATCTCGATGAGCTCCCCCGGCCGCCCGGTGCGCCGCATCAGGGTGAGAATGTCCCAGGCGGTGATGGCGGCCGTCCACTCCTGGCCGCCCATGACCCACACGATCGTGCACAGACCTTCGGGCCCCTTGCTCTCATCGGTGGGCAGCGGCCGGTAGCCCTTGCGGATCATGGCCACGCGCAGACCCAGCATGGCCAGGGCCAACTCGTTGGTCCTCTTGTCCTCAGCACTCATCGTCGGTCTCCTTCCTCGTCACGTCGGTTCCGGCCTGCGCCTCGTAGGGGTTGATCCGCAGCATCCACTGCGTGCCATCGGGGGCGTCGTCGAGGCGGGAGAAGCCCTCCGGCCGGTGGATCAGGGCGCGCTGGGCCGTGGCCGCCAGGACCACGGAATGGACCCACGACATCCACTTGTCCCGTTCGGCCTGACCGTCCCAGGCGTTGGCCATGTCGACCAGTCGGTTGAGCATATCGTCCAGGTACTCCCAGTGCACTCGCTTGGCGCTCTTCAGGTTTCCGCACCACAGTTCGATGCGGTCGTCGGCGTACGGACGCCCCGGCGGGTTGAAGTACTCGAAGTTCATCGCCGCCCCCCGCCCTTCGGGGTGAACATGACGGACCAGTTCTGGCCGTCGGGGGCGTCGTCGATGAGGCTGACGGCCTCCTGGTCGCCACCGAGGGAGTCCATAGCGTCGCGCTGGGCGACAAGGCGGTCGGCGAACACCGACCACTCCATTCCCTCGATCTCGGAGGTTCGGGTGATCTTCTTAACGACGCCGCGCAGCTTGGCGACGGTGACTTCCTGGCCGTTGCGCAGGATCTTCGTGTTGAGCATTCTGTTCTCCTCAGTTGTTCTCTTCGCCGGGGCCGATGAGGTCCCGGATGACGTAGGCGGGGAGGTTCTCCCCGGGTTCGATGCGGATGACGGTGCAGTGCTCGGGAGTGTCGGCAGTGACCTGCACGGATCCGTCCTGGTTTGAGGCGTCGGGGGACATGCACACGGTCCCCTGCGTCGTCGTGATGATCGTGGCGCCGTTGCCCGTGCGCTCGATGACGTGCGGCCCCAGCCGCTTGGCCGCATCGGCGGCGACCAGGCGGATCGTCTGGTCCGCCAGGGCGCTGATCCCCGCGTCCACGGCGTCGTTGTAGTACTCGTGCATCCGCAGGTCCAAGAAGGGACCCAGGCCGGAACCCTTGAGGCGGACCGTTCCCTTGCGGGAGTTGAACTTGTAGATGCCATTGAGCACACCGGCCAGGTAGGGCAGGATATCTTCGGTGAATGCCCATTCGGTGATGTACCTGGCAGCGGCGACATCGTCGAGGGACTGTTTGCTTCTACAGATCCCGATGTCGATGTAGGAACCGTCGTCCTCGTAGCGGATGGCAGTCCTGTCGTCCCAGTCGCTGGTGATCCGCCCATCGTCGAAGCTGACGGCGCTGCGCAGCGCCCGGGGCAGGTACGGCTTGATCCTCTCCTCCGCGCCTCTCACAGCAGAGCCCCCTCGCAGTCGACACGCACCTCGAAGGGGAGGTCCTCGACGATGTCGTCGAAGCGGGGGTGGTGGGCGAGTTCGTCCACCGCCTGCCAGTAGTCGGCGTCCCCTTCCCCGGCGTCAGGGTGCCCGAAGGGGTGGACGGGCAGCCCGTCCAGATGCAAGTTGATGACCCTGGTCATCAGATGCTCGATATCAGTCGCCATTGTTCTCATCTCTCTTCCTTGCCGGCCCGGAGGAAGACCCTCCAGGTCTCATCATATCGGTATACCCCGCCGTCGGCGAGTACTATCTGGTTCTCTTCGAGCGCAGCGATCTGCTCGCCGCACTCAAGACTGATCCGCACCGAGCGGTTGTACTCGTGCAGCCTCTCGTCGGCCTCGACCAGCAGTTCCCGGACCGCCCGCTGCGAGCACCTCGACACCCGCCTGGTGATGCGGATCTGCCGGTGCTTGACGACAAGGCCCTGAACCGGGTTGCCGAACAGGGCCAGCATGTAGGCCCCGTCCCGGGTGCGGACCCCGCGGGCGTGCACCAGACGCTCGACGTCGTCCAGCGACACGCCCACGTGCTTGGCCAGCACCCGGGCCAGGCTGTCCAGGTTCGTCCTCGGGGTCACTCCTCCCCCTCCTCGGCGTCCTCGTCGATCAGCCAGTCGACGGCGTCGCGCATCTCCTCGTAGTCCTCGGGGCTCATCATCGCGTTCGCCGCCCGCTTAACGAAGACCGTGTCGCTGTTCTTGGAGGAGATCCGGGTGATCATGCACCGGGAGCCCCCGTCCTCGGGGTAGCGCAGGTCGACGTCGAGGCTCAGCGCCCGGCCGCTCCGCTCGTTGACGAAGATCCAGTCGCTGTTCTCATCCTGGTGCACGTCGGCGAAGCCCTCCTCCGGCTGGAGGTCGATGTCGTTCAGGAGTTCCTCGCGGATGAACGACCTCACGTCCATGGCGCCCTTGTCGTAGGCGCTGGCGAGCACGTAGCGCAGGTTGTCGTCGACCTCGACATGCCCCTCCTCGTTGTAGAGGATCTGGCCTTCGTCGTGCTCCCCGCCCGCGAGAACGTTGACCATGTCGAGCACGGTGCCCACGACGTCCCCGGCGAAGTCGCCCATCGTCCACTTCAAGGCCTCATCGCCTTCGTTGGTCCAGCCCGCCCCGGAGCGGCTCCAGTCCGAACTCTGCCAGGTGAAGTCGGCCTCCTCCTCCCAGCCCTCGTCGTCATCGTGCACGCCCCACTCCAGGTAGAACGTCTCCTCGCTGTGGGCCGTGTCCTCGTCTCCCAGGTCGATGACGAGGCGGGCGTTGCCGCTCCCGTCGACGATGAGCCGCAGATCGGTGTCCTCGTCGTCGTCCCGCCCGGGGAACTCGACCTCGACACCGCAGGGCAGCGCCGTCGACAAAACCTCGGCCAGTTCGTCCCAGTCGTCCATGGTCTTGGCCATGATGTTCTCTCCTTCTCTTCGTCGGTTTCATAAACCGACCCCCGGGGAGGACTCGAACCTCCCTTTACTCCTCCGCAATAAAGCGTTGTAACTTCATTACGGCGGGGGCTCCCGTCGACTACCTCTTGAGCAGCCTACGGGCTGTGGCTTCCGAGGCGGTCAGCCCCAGGGAGCCGTAGTGGACCCCGTTGCGCCTGATGTTGCGGCCGGGGGTGAGGATGTCGTCCCTCTCGGGGAACACTTCCTCGACGGTCTGCTGCACCATCCTGGACACGACCAGGAACGTGTCGTCCCTGTAGGGCGGGAGGAAGGCGTGCGTGGCCCTCCCCTTGCACGACACCGGGATGCGCGTGACTCCCCGCCAACCGGGTACGGTGGCGTGGACCGAGGTCATGCCCTCGTCGCGGTGCCGCACGGTGGGCGAGGGCCCGTCGGACTGGAGCACCATGATGGTGGTCTCCCGGTCGTCGGGGTTGATGATCCGCAGCGGCCTTCCGGTGAGGTTGAGGATGCGCGCCATCAGCCCCGCCCCCCGAGCCGGTCCAGGGCGGTGCTGATGGCCTCCATGAGGTCGTCGTAGCCGTCACCCAGGCCGCCGTCGCCGGTCCCGACGCGGAAGTGCATGTGTTTCGTCTCCGCGCCGTCGACGAACCTGGCCCGCGCGATCCCGTCCTGGTCGGAGGTCAGGTAGACCAGGAACCTCGTGATGCCGGTGCCGTCCTCGACGAGTTCGAGGGTGGCCTCGGCCCGACTGTGCAGATCCATGCTGCTGAGCCACGGGTCATTCCGCGACCGCGCCCTCACCCAGGTCTTGAGCATGGAGTGCAGGTCGGTGAAGGCGTGCTCGACGGCGAGGGCCGACAGCGCCCGCCGCGTCTCCTTGAGAGCCTGGTCGAAGGTCAGGACCTCGTCGAGGTCGGTGAGCACCCGGCCCCAGGTGTCCCGGGGCCCGGGGCCGAACCAGCACAGCAGGTGGTTCCCGTCCAGGGGCCCGCGGGCCAGGCACTTGTCGGCCTGCTCAGGACGCATCCCGGACTGCTTCTTGAGGAGACCGAAGGCGTCGCCGATGATGTGGTCGGCGATCACCTCCCGGTACTTCTCCGTCAGCGGCAGGGCGAACCCCTTGCCGGTGAGGTCCTCGACCCGCCAGCCGTCCCCGGTGTCGAGCACCCGGTATCGTGCGAGACCATCGAGGTAGACGACCCCGTCGGGGCGGAGCCACAGGGACTCCTGTGTGGTCAGTGCTGGGGGCAGGGAGTACTGCAGCCTGCTCCAGGCCTCTTGCATGTCGGTCATGTGTTCCTCTCCTTCTCTTCTGTTAGGGCAGGCTCTGCTCGATGCGGCTGAGCAGGGCCTTGATGGCGTCCTCGCTCTCCGTCGACAGCCCCGTGGGCCGCCCGCCGGGGCAGAACTCCAGAGTGTCGGGCTCCTCGTAGAGGACAGGCCGCATGTCGATGCGCCCGAAGGCGTAGACAGTGACGATCTTGATCGGGTGACAGTACTCCCGATCCCAGATCCTGTACTCAGTGCACTCCTCGCTGCGCTTCTCCATCGACGTGACGACGCACCGCTGGCTTCGCACCGCCAGGAAGTTGAGCGTACTGCTCACCCACCGTCGCGCCTTCTTGTAGGCGATACGCCGGGTGGCGCTGTCGAGCCGGGCCTGCGTCGAGCGCCAGCACCCCTCCTGGTTCACATCGACCAGGAGCGTAGCCCGCTCGGGGTCCTCGTTGGGGTTGAACCAGAAGACCCGTCCGGCGTTGATGATGAGGTGGTTGTAGAAGTCGATCTCCTCCAGCCAGGCCCGCAGGACCTTGTCGACGATCCAGTCCTCGAAATCGTCGTCTCGGAAGTTGCGCTCGTTGCCGCTGGCCTGTTCAACGACCAGACCGAAGGGCTCACCGAAGATCTCGAAGTCGAGCCCGTGGAAATTAGTGGGGATGATCCCGTTCTCCCTTCCGCCGGGTTCCAGCGCCCCGTCGAGTCCCTTGGGCAGGAGCGCCTTGATGTACAACCACACGGCCTCGAAGCCGCCGTTCTCGCTCATCGGTTCTCCTCCTCACTGCGCCCACCGCTGATGGCGTCGTAGATGAGCGGCTGCATGGTGCAGAACGGGTACGACACGCCCCGCGGGCCCATGGTGATGTCGACACTCCCCAGGGCCTCCCCCTCCAGGGTGGACAGGACGGCCTCGGCCCTCCCCCGTTCGGTGCGAATCTTGATGGTCCGCTCCAGCAGGTTGATGCTGTTCATTCCGAGAGAGGGGAATGACGCCGTGGTGAAGGGGACCTCTTCGAGCAGGAGGAGGTCGATCAGGGTCGTGAAGGCCCGCCGGGCCAGGAACCGGTCGGCCCGCTCCTGCACGTACTCGGTGTACTCGCCCATGTTCTTCGCCCCGCTCCCGGCGTCCTCGAACATGGTGATGACCGCCCCGTCCTGCGTGAAGTCCCGCCCCGTGCTCCACGTACCGGGCAGGTGGGCTCGGACCTGGTCGGCGGCCCGCTCCGTGATGATCCTGGCGACCCGCCTGGCATCGACACCGGCCAGGGTGCGCCCGTCGGTGCCGGGCTCGTCGACGAGGAGGTTGAACTTGGGCTCCTCGTCCTCCTTCCCGTCCCGCGGGAAGCGGGCGACCTGGTACAGGGAGGCTATGTGCTCCTCCATACCGTTCCACCAGACGGTGAAGATGTCGACGTCGTCGGGGTCCGCCAGCGGGTAGACCGACACGAATCCGACCTGCTTCAGCGGTCCGGGCAGCCAGTCCTTCACCTCCGCCCAGAAGTTCGCCATCTCCTCGCTCATCTCGATCCTGTCATTCGCTGACATGGTTCTCCTTTCTCTCGTTCTCGTTGTTCTTCTCTGCCGCCCGCTTCAGGAACATGACGGCCCCGGCGAAGGCCTCCGACACGGCCTCGGATCCCCAGGTCAGGTGGAAGCACAACCCCCGGCCCTCGGGGTCCAGGATGTTGACGTCGATCAGGCCCTCCTCGTCGGGGGCGACAACGACCTCGACGCTCCCGTGCCCGCCGGTGAGGAACCTGATCACGGCTGACGTGCTCTCCATGTGCACACCCTTCCCGAGGGGGATGTCGTCCTCCATGTCCGTGGCGAAGTCGCCGACCCAGCACCACGCCGCAAACCGACGGACCTCGTCCCGGTACTCGCGCAGGTCCGTGGTGTTCACGTCCAGGCTCTCGTCCAGGTTGTCCGTCACCCAGCACAGCCCGTCGTTGTCGTCCCAGACCAGGGGCGCGCCCCCGACGAAGATGCTCAGGGCCGAGTGATACACGGCCAGGGCGATGTTGCGGGCGTATCCCGTCTCGTAGGGGATGGGTGCAGTGGGAGAGTTCCTGATCCAACCCCGAAGCGGGGTGAAGTACTCACGCCCCTCGTCCGTGCTGATGACGCCGAGCACCTTGTCTCCGCCGACACCGCGCAGGGTGACGACGCCCGTGTTCAGGTCCAGGCGCAGCATGCGCACCACGGCCTCCACGGGGATGTTCGACAGGACGCGCATCCAGATCCGCGTGCGCTCGTCGAAGGTCTCCCAGGTGATCTCGTCGATCATGCGTTTCTCTCCTTCTCCGCCATCTCTCGTCGGTCCCGGATGACCTCGTGCAGCACAAGGAAGTTGGCCAGGGCGACGATCACCTCTTCCTCCCGCACGCTGCCGCGCTTGAAGGCGACCCGCCGGCCCTTGTCGTCGGCATCGTGGTACGTCGCGGCGATGCTGTCCTCGTCCGGCCCGGCCAGGTACAGGGTCGCGTGCGCTCCCCCGCTGCCGGGGATCTCGATGCGGGCGTAGGCCCTCTCGCCTCCCATGACGCGCGCCGAGGGCACGTCCCGGGTGACCTCAGCAATGAACTGCTGAATCGTCCTCATGCTTCCTCTCTTCTCTTTCCTCCGGTTCTCGGGCGGATGCCCGGAACCCGTGCCGGACGGGGGAGTCGAACCCCCGGGGATTCACGTCCGCAGTACGGCCTGTACCGACCCATAAACGCGACGCCGTTCCCAGTCCCGCTCCCGGCTGTTAACGCGTGGGGCTACCACACGTAGATCGACGCGCCCCTGCTGCCCGGGATCGGGTTCCCGCACCGGGCGCAGTCCGACTCCCCGGCCACGTCGGCTCGCCCGAGTTCGGCCGGGCGCTCCTCCCGTTCGCACCCACAGCACAGGGGGCCGTAGGACTTCTGCGCCGAACGAGAGTCCAGGAACACGTACCCGCCGTCCATGAGGGCGTCCATGATCGACACCCGCTGCCCGCGGTCCTGGATCCACTCGGTCACTTCATCCTCGTTCACGGCGAGGCGCCCCAGGATGGTCCGGATGTCCTCTCGGGTGACGATCCGCTCCGACCAGGGCCAGTTGCAGCGACGAACGTTCAGCATCTTGACGACGACGCGCGCCAGAGCCTTCTCCTCACCACACATAGATGGTCACCTTCTCCGTGGTGCTGTCGACAACGCGACCGCAGCGGACGCACGTGGCGCCCACGAAGTCCGGGTCGGGAACCGTCCCGATCTGTGTGGTCGAATACTGCGGCGCGTGCCGGGTGCACAGCGGCCCGTAGTGGGCGGCTCCCCGCCGGATGCGGTCCGCCTGGGCGGGGGTGAGCACGACATAGCCTTCGACGCGGAGGGCCGCGACCAGGAACTCCCGCAGAACGGGTTCGGCGAGCGGGTCCCGCCCGTCGTAGGGCTTGCGGCCGAGCAGGTCGTTCGTAGGGGCGCGCAGGCCCTCCCAGGTGAGGACGTAGTCGGCCCAACTGGGAGCGGCGTTCCACTCCGGACTCGTGTCCGTGTTCAGGGCCTCGACGATACGCTCGATGAGGACGTCGACGCCGGTCTTACTCTCGTTCATTTCTCTCTTCCTTGGTTGCTGTGGTTGTGCTTCAGTCCGCGAAGCGGAGGAACGACACCGCCGGGGTGATGACGTCCCGGTCGGGCAGAACACCATAGTCCGCACTGATGACGGTGCGTCCCGCTCCATACCGTCCGCCGCGCAGAATGATCACGGCCGCGGGCTCACCGTCGCAGATCGCCACGGTGCGGTCTCGGCGCTTGACGAGGATCTCCTCGGCGCCCCAGACGACTGTCACGCTCCCCTGTATCTTGAGGGCCTCGCGCAGGGCGTCGGCGAGGGAGACCCGGTACCTGAAGCCGATGATCTGGTACAGGTACCGCTTCAGGTCATCGACGTCCGCGAAACCTTCGAGGAAGGCCATCTTCTCCCCCGTCGGCTCCCACTCGATGTACTCCCGCCCCAAGTCCAAGACCAACGGCGGCACAGCGGGCAGCGCCAGGGAGTCCCGGACCACCTCGAAGGCGGCGTCGGTGATCAAGTGGGCGGTCCTCTCCGTTGTGCCCTCGCCGAGACGGATCGGTCGGAACGGAGACCGACTCAGAAGAATACCGCCCCGCTTCCGCTCGACCTCGGCCAGGAGCGTCACCACTCGCCCCCGGCGCAGGAGCACGGCGTTCTTGCACAGTCCGATGTGGTCCTTAAAGGGCCGGGGGATGTGGGCGAAGACCTTAGTCCAGAGTTGCTCTTCGGTCATTGTTCTCCTCTCTCCGTTTATGTCGTGCTCCCGGCGGGGCTCGAACCCGCTACGCGGCCTGTTCGACAGGAGCGGCCGCTCTCAGGCGGCGTTGGTGATGGCGTCCTGAAGGACGTGGATGAGGACATCCGCATCCCTGATGGGACCGTAGTCGAGGGTCTCGTCAGTGACCCGGTCGACAATCCGATACGATCCCCCGCGCTGACTTCCGTCAGCGTTCCAGATGAACGAGATGTCCGTGTCCCGCCCGGCGTCCTCATTGGAGACCCTCCACAGGATCTCAAGTCCTCCCGCGGAGGCCGGGACGGATCCCCTGTAGGTCTCGGAGGGGATATCGCGCCAGTTGCGGGCGTGCCAATCGGCGTACCCGGCGTTCGTGGTGTAGTCGTTCATGGTTCTCTCTCTCTCTCCTGAGCGCCGGTGCGGGCGAGTATCAAAATCTCGTCCCGCACCGGCTCGGTTTTTCAGCGCGCGGCGAGGGCCAGGAAGGCCTCAAGGTCGGCCTCGTTCCTGAGCGGGTAGGACTCGTAGAGCCCCACCGCCCCGCCGGGCTCGTACTCCTCGACCTCGCCATTACGTGGCGTGCCGTCCGCGTTCCACAGGAACACGGGGACGTCGTAACTCGCGTCCCGCCAGAAGCGGAACACGGCGACGAGCGCGCCGTCGGGGTTCAGGTGGAACTCCATCTTGGTGCGCGCGGGCACGGAGTTGCGCAGCCGCCAGTCAACAAACCCGCCACAAGGCGGGGCCCCGGCCTCAAGGGCCGCATCGACATCGGCCAGGACCGCGTTCAGGTTCTCCCACGGCATGTCGTTGCCCTTGCGAGGGGCGAAGATGACCCGGGCGGGGACCGTCCCCCACGGCGTCTCAAGGGAACCCGGCTCGTCGCCGAGGAAGAACCGTCCCGCGTCGTCCCGGTCCTGGACGAGCCAGGACGAGATCAGCAGAGAGGCGATCCTCTCCCGGACTTCGGTGACAGTGGGCCAGTTGGGACCGTACCAGTGTACGGCGTCCCCGCCATCCTGCCCGTCCCAGCCGGGCTGGAAAGCCAGGACCTGCTCATCCGCGTAGAACCCGGGCGGGGCGTAGTAAGGCATATACTTGAGCTCGGCGTAGGGGCGCAGAATCCCGCCGTCCAGGAGCAGTCCGACTTCGTCCCAACGGGACGGGTCGACAGTGGTGCTGTTGTTCATGCTCTCTTCTCCTGTCAGGCGTAGTGGGCGAGCGTCTGTGTGAGTGCGTCCTCATTGAGGAGAGTCAGGTTCCGACTGTAGTAATCCGGCTGCCCGATGGACTCTTCGTCCATCTGGCCGTTCACGGGATTCCCGTCGGCGTCCCACGTGAAGTCGGCGTAGAGCGAGTACCAGCCCCGCTCCAAGTCGCGCCAGATCGCCCTAGTGCTGCCGTCGGTCAGCGTCTGGAAATCGTCGGGGAATGGTAGGGCGGGATTCCGCTCCCGCCACGCCTCGTATCCGGTCTTGGCTGTCATTGTTGCTTCCTTCCTGTGTGTGTATGTGTGGGTCGGTATGTGGTCTGTTCAGCGGCGCGGGCGGCGCAACTGGATGAAGCGATAGGTCTTCCTAAACGTCCAATCACAATAACGCAGGTGGGGCAGTCGGACCCAATCCCCCGTCTTTTTGGCCGCTTTGGAGACCTCGAAGATGATGTTGCCGACAGCCTTGAAATCGGCGTCGGTGAGGCCTGCCAGCCAATCGGCGTACTCCCGCACGGCGTCGTCACCGGTTACGGTCTGCCGCTTGGCGAAAGAATCTATCGCCTCACAGAGTTCCGGGTTATAGGATGACGGCGCTTCCTCCCGCTGACGGGGACGTCTACGGCGTTGGTCTTGCACCGCCTTGTACTCGGCTTGGAATTCGCGGCACCAATAACCTAAGCCCGGGAGCGGGTCCCAATCCCCGGTCCGACGCCCCGTGCGGGCCGTGCGGAAAATAAGGTCGCCCGCCGCCTTGAAGTCCTCATCGGACAGGCGGTAAAGCCAACCCCCGAAGGGGACGATTTCCTTCCGGCCGAACTTCACGGTGGCTCGGATGAACCGATTGATCTCCTCTACGAGCGTTTCGTTCGTGCTCAATGCTTTCCTTTCCCTCTTCCTCTTCTGCCGTGCGGAATGGCACGACAATCGCGCCCCGGGCCCGTGGCGGACGGGCGGGAGTCCTCCTCCCGGGGCTAATGGGTTGGGCGGGCGAGTATTGGAATTTCGTCCCGCCTCGGGTCGGTTTTCAGGCGCGGCGGGTCAGCCCGTCGCAGCCGATCACCTTGCCATCGGCGTCCCGGATGAGCCTGCCGGGGCTCATCAAATCGCCACGGTGAGCCGGGGCGGCGTCGGCCACGGCCTTGGCGACGATGAAGACGATGTCGGGCTGAGGGTCGGGGAGTCCGATGATCTCCTTCACGGGACCGGCGACCGCGACGGCAACCTCACTACCGCCGATAGTGACCTGCTCGGGGGGCAGGCGGTCATAGACGACCCGGGCGGGACCCTCGGCGTCGGGCAGGATGGTGATGTACTCCCCGTCCAGCGCCTTGACGTAGATCGCGTGGGGCGTCAGGTTGATGTAGCGCACGGTCATGGTTGTTCCTCTCTTCAAAAGCCCAGAGGGTTCCGGACTTCGCGCCCCGGGGCGGCAGCGAGCCGCGGCGATCCTCTCTCCCGGGGCGGGGCTCATCAGCCCCGGTTAAGGCGCCAGTAAACGTAGGAAGCGCCCTCACGGTTGCCGCGGGACTCGGCGTCCCAGAAGCAACCGTCATAGCCGTCGGGGACGGCCTCGTCTCCCGTCTCATCGGTGAGACAAGCCGCAACGGGCACCCAGGCGCAGTCCTCAGCGCCTGCTGCTGAGGACTCAAAACACCGGGGCGCCATGTGCTCCGGTTCCTGCGTCGTCGTCGTCGTGACGACGGCCTCTGGGCCCGGTGCGGGCGCGGGCTCCCCGCTCGCGATCAGGGCGATGATGCCGGTACCGAGGGCACCGGCGAAAACGAGTGCGGCCGCCAGCGGGGCGGCGTCACGAATCTTCATTTTTGGTTCTCTCTCTCTCTCTCTCTCTCTCTCTTCGGTTGCGGCTATCAGCGCATGCCGACGGCCCAGTCGGGCAGCGGGTCAAGGGCGGGGATGGTCACGCCCTGCTCGGCCGCCAGTTCCTCACAGATATCCATGTGCGGGCTAGTGATAGGGTCATCACTCTCCCGGTAATACCCGGGGCACAGATAGTGCCCCAGATCGCGCCAGGACATACCCAGCGCAGTAGCCATCTTGTAGAGCGGGTACCCAGTGGAGTACCCCTCACAGATAGGATCATGGGTGATACCGTACTTGTAGTCGTCAACGCTCATTTTCGGTTCCTCTCTTCGAATGTGCGAGCCTTTTGCGCGCATCGCGCCCGGGCGCGGGATCGAACCGCGCTGCGTCCTCCGCTCTAGACGGCCGGGCTGATAGTAGAGGTCGGGCGGGGTTATCAGTCGGCGTCGGCGTCCAGCGCGGCGCGCACGGCGTCGCAGACGGGCCTGACGATATCGTCCTCATCGCGCCAGTCGACTGGCTCGCGGTCGCCCGTCCAGATGAGGTACTCCCGTCCGTCCGGGCCGGTGAGCACCACGGCGTCGTCGTGGTCCTGGGAGTAGTTGACACTGGCCAGGACGGTAGTGCAGTCCCGGGCGTAGATAGTGATCTCCGGCCACGCATCCGTCGTGGCGTAGGACGCAGCGTCAGGGTGGCAGGCCGTGAGGGAGTCCGCCACGGCGGCGGCAGTGAGCGCCCGGGCGTCGTCACGCAGAGCGGCGATAGTGATCGGCAGTGCGCCGTGGGTGATGGGCGCCGGGCTC